ATGTGATACTTCTCACCAAGATTACAAATGAACTTCTCAATGAAATCATAGTGGATCACATTTCCTTCCGTTGCTAGCAGATGTCCCTTTTTCTCCCACACATCATAAGGAACTGAATTTGCCTTTACTCTCTGTGGAATCATTTCTTCCGGCACCCAGAAGTACGGCACCAGAATATATTTCTCATCCGTATTTCTCGGTGGAAATATAAGAACCAACGCAGTAATATCTCCTGTACTGGAAAGATCCAATCCTGCATAACAATCTCTTCCTTCCAGCAATCTCATATCAATAGACTCATTGCCCTTCATAAAAATTGCATCCGGAATCCATGATGTTGTACTTGATACCCACATATTCATTCTGAGCCATTTGAAGGTTATTTCATCAGCCGGATTCTGCTTTGCCTCTCGGTAAGCATCTCTCAGCCTTTCAATGTCAACCGTGTATCCCAGTGAAGGATTTACCTTATACCAGTTTACTTCATCCTCCCAGTCCTCATCATCCTTAAGTCCATAAACCACAGGATAAAAAGTAGGGTCCACACGCCTGCCTTCCAGAATATCAATTGCCTTAGTGTGTAACTCAAATGCAATTGAATGTCTGTCATTCCCGGCAGTAGTGATTATAAAGTGAAGCGGATTTTGTCTTGCATCTGAACTGTATTTTGTGAGCACATCATATAACTGACGATTCGGCTGTGTATGAATTTCATCGAACACAAGTCCCGAAATCGAAAAACCATGCTTACTTCCAACCTCAGCTGAAAGCACCTGATAAAAGCCAGCATTGCCATAATTGACAATTCGCTTTGTTGCAGACATCAGCTTGCTTCTTTTCATAAGAGCAGGTGACATCTCAACCATCTGCCTTGCCACATCAAATACAATGGAGGCCTGCTGACGGTCAGCTGCTGCACCGTATACTTCTGCAGAAGGTTCATTATCTGCATACAATAAATAAAGAGCGATGGCTGCTGCCAGTTCGCTCTTACCTACTTTCTTACATATTTCAACGAAGGCTGTTCTAAATTGTCTGTTCCCATCTGCTTTTACGATACCGAAGATATCTCTGATCAACTGCTCCTGCCACGGTAACAGCCAGAATCTTGTACCAGACCATTTACCCTTGGTATGGCAAAGGTTCTCAATAAAGGTTACTGCTCTGTCAGCCTTCTTTTTATCGTAATGAGAAGTCGGAAGCATAAACCTTGTCGGCGTATAATTCTTAAGCTTTGGATAATCCTTAGGCCTTGTTTCTCTTGCCATTAAGAATCACCCCCAAGTAATGCCTCCATCTCATCAACATCATCCTTATTCACACCAGAAGCTGCCATGATTCTGGATCTGGCAGATGGTGTCAGACCAAACTCAGAAGCAGCAGACATCATCAGCCTCTGTTCTGTATTGCAGATAGCCACATATGGATTAGGTCTCTGCATACCGTTTTCAGTTTCATAGGTAGCGCCCTCAGAATTGATATGCTCCTGTGCTTCCTTCCATCTTGCATAAGACTGGCAGTATGCAGCAAAGGCAGTTCTGTCCACCTCTGTCAAAACTCCCATTTCTGCAAGTATCTTTGCAAGACGCTTCCATTCAGTTTTGGCTTCTGGCATCAGCCATGCCGGGCATGTGGGCATTCCCTTAACCGGCATCGGTTCTTTGTCATTCAGTTTTCTCTTGCCCGGATTTCCTTCCAGCTTTTTCATGGCTGTTGGCTTTGGTTTTCTACCTGCCATCGGGTATCCCTCCTTCCCCCTATTTTTCACTTTTCATTTTGCGACTGCACCCACA